GAAAACTCAAAGTATCATGTCTGATGTGATTGTGGATAAAAATAAGTCAGCATCTAAACTTAAAAACATTGGACCAATATATTACTTGAATCTTGACGGTCAACCAGAAAGAAATGAGTATATGGAGGATCAGTTTGAGTATTGGGAGATAGAAAACTATACTCGCATCTCTGCATATGATGGTCGTAATGATGATTTAAGTGATATACTTGTTGGAAAGTATCCTGGTAATATGTTGTCTGGAGAAATCGGATGTACTACTTCGCATCTGAAAGCCCTAAAGCATTATTTGGAAACGTCAGATAATCCCTATGCTATCATCATGGAGGATGATTGCAGTCTTGAGTTGGTTAAGTATTGGAACTTTACCTGGTCTGATTTTTATGCAAACTTTCCATATGATTGGGATGTAGTTCAGATTGCAATTATATGTACCGGCGATATTCATGTAAGGCTTCATAAGAGGTTTGTGAATAATTTTTCAACAGCATGTTATGTCATTAGTCGTCATCATGCAGAAAAACTTGTACGACTTCATTGTCGAGGAGAAAGGTATAAGTTAGATCAGGGAGTAAAACCAAGACCAGTTGCAGATGATTTAATCTATAACTCTGGTAATACATTCTCAATTCCACTACTTCTTTATCGTACAGAACTCGGATCCAGTATCCATCCAGAGCATGTTGATGCTTTTCATAAAGGTAACTACACTGCACAATTAAACTACTGGCAACAGAATGGAGCAAGTGTTGACATCCGACAATTTATGAATTATGATCCTTATCTTGGTCGGATAACCGAAAGTTCCGCCCAAAATAACCAAAGTCAATGAGTAAATTGTCCTACGTTGACATATTTTTTAGTTCATAGTAAACTAAATATTACAACTGGCACATGTGACAGTTAATATTCCATAGACAACCTCCGCAATTATTTGAGCAAGTCTAGACCGATAAGGCCAATCGGTGGAAACATTCAATCAACAGAACCGAGTCGAGGTTCTTTTCATCTGCGGGTAATCATTCCGCAAGTAAATTAACGAGGTAATTCAAATGTTCAAATCTGTAATCGCAGCATCTGCTGCTCTCTCAATGTCCGCTGGCGCTGCCCTTGCAGGACCTTACGTTAACGTCGAAGCCAATGCTTCATATCCTGACGGCGAGTACTCAGGAGCTACCACTGATCTGCATGTTGGTTTTGATGGCGGTTCAGGTAAGGTCGGATACTATGTACAAGGCGGCCCTGCTTTCGTTCATAGCGAAACTGCTGATGACACTGAGACCGAACTGTCCGGTAAGGTTGGCGTAACTTACGCTGCTACCGAAACTCTGGGCGTCTACGGTGAGCTCGCAGGAATCACTGCTGGCGAAGACGGTGATGGTGATGAGATCATTGATTGGGGCGCTAAAGTTGGCGTCAAGTTCGACTTCTGATAATCATATCCCAACATAATTGATTGGTTTGTAATTAAAATTACAAAAACCACGAAAGAAGGGCCTTGACGCCCTTCTTTTTTTGCTATATAATATGTAAAGATTTACAACATTAAGTAAATGACTGTAACAACTAATGAGCGCGGGCAGCAAAATCTGTTCGCCAAAGAACCGCAAATGTATGTCTCTAAGACTGATGCTGAGCGTTATGGTTACGAGACCTACGCAGAAAGTGCGGAGAAATTAAATGGACGCACTGCTATGCTTGGATTTGTTGCTGCTCTTATTTCTTATGCTACTAGTGGTAGTGTATTTTTCTTTGGAGTTTTCGGATTCTGATGACTGAAATTATTTTTACCGTGACAACAGTTGCTTTCTTCTGTCTTCTCGGTTATACTGTCGAACAACTATCTGAAACTTACTGATGGAAAACTCCCTTCTTGAAATTCTCACTTATTATGTTATTGGGGGAGCATTGCTCATCGGTGCCCCAGGAATTTTCTTCCTGATTGTATTCATGCCTGCCCTTCAAAATACTAAAGGTCGCATGGTTGGATACAAAGACCACAAAACATATGGCGATTCTTCTATCTATGAACTAGATGGTAGAAGGCCCACAAACGAAAACTTTTATCTTACTCTACAGGAGACAGAACAATGAACGAAAGAACAGAACGCATCAATGGTTGGGCAGCAATGCTTGGCGTAGTAGCAGCAATGGGCTCATATGCTGTAACAGGACAACTGATTCCAGGAATCTGGTGATTGGCGATCAGATGTTAGCACTATCATCGGTTCTATTATCTGCCTGGGTTATCTGGGCTTTGAGTCAGAATGATGTAGATGATGACAATGATGGTCCTGGTGGCGGAATGTTACAACCAGTACACGTTACAAATCCATAAATATCTTAACCAGAATAGGGACAGACCAACTTGACCTGTCCCCTTTTTTATGGTATTGTATGGAGGAAATTTTATGAAACCTATGCAGTTTTCTTTATTAGCATCGATTGCTGCTGTTTATGCCATCTTCATCTATAACCCTTCTGAATCACAAAGAGAAGTTGTTAGTGCCCCAGTCGCTGTAGAATATCAGACAGCAAAGACTTGGAGGTGTCCTTCATGTTCTCCAGAAGAAAAGTATGTCCTTAAACAACTTCAAGAAAAAACAAAAATTTCAGATCGCAATGCCCTTGCTACGATCATGGGAAATATTAAACAGGAAAGCAAGTTCTATCCCAACATTTGCGAGGGAGGGGCTAGAGTTCCTTACTCTGATTGCCATCGGGGTGGGTACGGACTCATTCAGTGGACCACTGAGAACCGTTATTTGGGGTTAGGTTTCTTCTGTGATAAGTACAACTGTGACCCTAGCAGTTTGAAAGGTCAAACTCAATACATGATTAACGAAATCCACTTCCAGAAAGTTCTTCCAGAATTTGAAGGCAGCGGTAAAACTGTACAACAATACATGGTTCCCTCTTATTATTGGCTTGGTTGGGGAATCAAAGGAAAACGCCAAGTCTATGCATATCAGTACGCAAATAAGTTGATTTTCTCATGACCGAAACATATCCTAACTATCCTAACTATCCTAACTATCCTAACTATCCTTTCCTTCCAATTTCCATGAATAAGGAATCAAAACATAAAACAGTTCCTGCACCTAGAGTTCTTTCCGACGATCCCTGGTTTGGTCCAGCAGTTATTTCTGACGCAAATCGTATCTATCTTGAACAGAAAGAACAAGAACAAAAAAATATCGTAACAAAAGAAATCAAGGAACCTGACAATATTCATGAGATTATGTATAATATGGCAGTAAAGAATGCTGCTACCACGTTAGATCTGGACCCAATCAATATTGGCGGATCCGAAAACTATGGAGATGCATCTGGACGTAATTGGAATTCTGGAGGATAAATGGACGAGGACTGGCGATACAGTGAAGAGAAATTAAGGGTTAGACAACAAGCAATTCGTATTCTACTTCACAAGTATGGTAGTGAATTAGACCATACTAGAAAGTCTAAATATACATGTAGGTCCATCTATGAATGTGCTCATGATTGGGTCTCTCAAGGCAATGCCAATTGTAACGGCATTACTCAATACTATGAGGTTTATTACCATGCAAACGATAATTAATGTACTTGCTTTGTCGTCTTTTGCTATATCTGCTTCCGTTGTCGGTGGCGGCGCTTATCTTTATCTTAATAAAGATTCAATAGTAGAAAACGTAAAAGAACAAGTAATCAATGCTGCCACCGGAGCAATTGCAGATTCTTTACCAGATCTTATGGATCAGGCTGTACCAGAACTTCCAGCAACAACCGGTCCAGCATTGCCAATGATGCCATGAGAAAATTGATATCAAGTATTTTAGGTTTATCTTTATTTTCTCTACCAGCAGTTGCAGAACCCACAAAGGGATACTACACCATGGATGCTATGGGATGTATGATTCTAAGGGAATGTACGGACAATGTTAAACAAGTTAAAAGCATACAAGATATTTCTGATAATTATACCGAGTATTCTTTTGATGATGTATCTGATGAGTTTAACTCAATGGTCAGGTCTCTTGATAAAATCGGAGTTAATGTCTTTCTAGGAAATGTAAAGTATTTTCCTCCAGGACATCGAGGAGTTTATCATACTGTAGGAAATAATTTTTTCTTGAATAATGCATTTATGCATCGCCCTAGCGTGCTGATGAGTGTCATGCGTCACGAGGGTTGGCACGCTGCACAAGACTGCATGGCAGGAACTATTGAAAATAGTCTTATTGCAATTATCTTACCTGAAGAATCTGTTCCACCTTTGTGGAGAGCAATTACAGAAAAAACTTACCCTTCTGCTGCTGTTCCTTGGGAAGCAGAGGCAACTTGGGCAGGTAAGACTGAAGGTATGACTATGAAAGCACTTGCCGCATGTGCTTCTGGTAAGATGTGGGAAGTGTATGAACCTACACCTCTAACAAGAAAGTTTTTAGTTGAAGAAGGATTTATTTCTAAATAAGATTTAGATGCTTATAACCAATGCCAGAAGAACTGAAAAAAGATGAAGAAAAGAAAGGACTTCTGAGTAAACTAAAAGAGGGAATGGATGACAAGGAAGAACAACTTGCTATTCTTAGTACTTTTGTCCGCCTTGGCATCCTTGTTTGGAGTGGCGGAATACTTACATTGGCGTACATTA